CTAGTTCCTTCAGTAGCTCTATCTGTTCAGGATGTGCCGCTAGTAAGTCAATGCGTGTGTAGCACCAAAACTTAATCTTAAATGGTAGGTCACGCATGACCTTTACCATCATTTCTAATTTTTCCGTGCTGTCATTAAATGTGTCATCTACAATAAAGTATTTTGTAGTTCCCCAGCGTTCGTAGTTTTCTAATAGCTCATCACGAATCTTGCTAGGATACTTTAAGTAGTCGTTTACATTCTTTTGTCCAATGAGTGGGAAATTACAAAACGCACACTTGAATCTACATCCACGACCTACTTCTAGTGTAAGTGTTTCTTGTGGTTGTATAAAATCAAACTCTGTATAGCGTGTTGAGCTTTCACGGAAGTCCCAAGTATCAGCATGTGCTTTACGATCGTGGTCAATAAACTTGTTGAAGATGCGTTTGCTTTTTCCGCTTAACTTGTCTAGCAAGTCAATAGTCATTGTTTCAGCAATACCAAAGATAACATGGTCTACATTCTTTAAGTCCATATAGAAGTCTGCTTTAGCACCACCTAGTACAATTTTAAGTTTAGGATTAATTGTCTTAGGGTACAGTAAGAACTCGTCTACTTCATCCTTGCCAAACTTAACAACTAAGTTATCTTTACGCCAATCGTGTTTTTCTTCTTTAGTGTTACTAAGCTCATGGTCTTCACCGATGTAATGTCCGGGAATTTGATTAGTAAACTCTCCAGGTAGTTCTGGCCAGCGATATGGTAGCCATGTAGTACTATATCCAACCATTAATGTTTCAGGGCCAACACTGGCATCTATGATCTCTTTATACTTGTCAAAGGTGAGTGCTGAACTGAAGTCTACTACTAAGCAAGTGTAGCCGTTGGCTCTGATTTGGCTAGCAATACGGTGAACACCATATCCACGAATTTTGTGATGAGGGTAAGGTGCATCGGTAAATAGTATTACATTAAACATAGCATATATTTAAGCAGATAGGACTACTATGAAATATTTTCAATCCGTGTTAGCATTTGGCGACAGCCATGTGGCAGGGTGTGAGCTTGCTGGCCAAGGCGGGTTAGATGATTACACACAGGGTAAACTAACTATAGAAGAATTAGACGCTCCGGGCAAGCTCCTAGCGTTTCCCCAAATTGTAGCAGATTATTTAAAAGTGCCTTGTTACAACTATGCTATGACAGGCGGCAGTAATGCTCGCAGTCTAAGACTACTAACTAAAGCAGTTCAAGAACATCCTAACAGTCTAGTACTATTTGGTTACACTTGCACTGATCGTTCAGAATTTTACTACCCAGATCCAGGCAACTTCTTAGGGCGTGATAAAGACAACTTCATACAAGTTGGCCTACAGTGGGAAGGTCCTATCAAGAGCAAGGGAATGGAGCATCCAATAAACGATGTGTTCATTAGAAACATACTTAGACCGTACAACAACATGAACGAACTTATGTTTCATGTTGACAATACATGCACAATGTACGCAACTGACTTTTTACACATTCCTCTAGTCACTGAAGAGTTTAGCACACAAGATAATGTCTTAGACTTTGAAGGACATATATCTTATGCCAAGTGGTGCATTGAGCGTAAGTTTAAACAATTGCCTTATCGCCATTACGACCGGGCAGCACATACAGCACTAGCTGAACTAATTCTTAAGGAACTATAATGGCTTGGGGCTATCACTTAATGGTTGACTGTACGAAGTGTAATCTAGATTACATCACAGACAAAGAACGCATTGCTGAATTTGTCAGAATATTGATCAGTCGAGTTGACATGGTTGCACACGGCGAGCCACAAATTGAATTCCTATTGCCAGGCACAGACAACGAAGGATATAGTGTATTGCAAATGATTACAACTAGCAATATAACTGCACACTTTGTAAACTCTACTAGAGCAGGTTACATTGACTTGTTTAGTTGTAAACCGTTTAATAAGACAGTTGTGCTTTACACCGTTAACGAGTTCTTCAATCCTGAAGAAACTGTTGTAAACTATTTAGAGCGTTAAGGATCTAAACGCATCTGTTCTCTGCTACGGAACTGGTAGCGTTCAGGAACAGTATCCCACAAGGTTGCATTTTTATTAACAGCTTGATCACGCAACATGATCTGATGTAGGAAGTTGGTAATAGGCTTGCCCGGCACAAAGTCACACCATGGTCCGCAACGCAGTTCTTCCATGTCAATAGTCTTAGGATCACTCCACTGGATTAGTCTATGTACAATTCCGTTAATCTTAACCATGTAGTGATACAAGTTGTCATCTGCAGGAATCTTCTCCCATGTCCAACCCCGACTATCTACATAGGCTTTAATTTCCTTAATGTGGTCGCTTAGGTAGTAGCGTGGTTCGTCGGGGTTGCGTCCAATGTCACTGCCAGCACGGATACGATATTGTGTAGCACTATCGCCTAGCAGTTGAATTTCTTCTAGTACATCTGGAATGTGTGTAATACTTTCTAGTGTATATCCAATGTAATACAAAAGTATGCCTTCTTCCTTACAATTTTGAATGCCTTCAAGTTGCTTGCGATGCACAGTTTCGCCCTGGTAAGAATGGTGGTTTAAACCTATCATAACAGCCCTACAGCCGGCTTGTTTTATCTCATGCACCCAAGCCCTATCACTTAGCTTTACGCCGTTTGTAAGGATTGTAATATCCTGGTGACTTCTGCCCAATTTCTGTTGTAAATCTGCCACACGCTTGATAAGTTCTGGTAGGTCTTTTCTTACTGTGGGTTCTGCGCCTGCAAGGATAACACTACCTGCATCATCAGGCCATGATTCAATTTGTGCTAGGATTAGGTCAACTGGTTTGTCTGTGGTAGCTGATTCAGGTTCGTGATAGCAGTGAGGACATTTCAAGTTGCAACGGTCTGTGACTTCTACCATGATGCCGCTTGGTACATCGTAGCCGTAGGGATCAAACTCTAATGAGTTGTAGAACTCTGCGTCACGCTCTATCATGTACTCTGACTCGCCGTGAACAGGACAAGTCTTCTTCATCCAGACACTGCCATCTCTTTCAAACTTTTCTGCTGGAACATGTCTGTAGCATTGTTCACATAATGATGTTGTTAATTCCATCGCTCTACCTTGTTTAGTTGTTCTAAGAATACAGAACTATTTAACTTCCAGAAAGTCTGCACATGCCCTCTGTATTCTTTTTCAAACGCACGAGTCAACACACCTGTCTTTTCTAAGGTTGGTCCCCATATGGTATGCACTAGTCGTTGTGTGCCCACATCACTTGGGTGTGTTGTTATGTACATGTCACCTTTAGCCCATTCAATACAAGCAGGCATAAAGAACTGTGCTGTATAATGTTGATGAGTTGCTATTTGATTTCTAGTACGCAAGGTAGTAGCTGGCAACAGGTCGCTGAGTATACAGGTCCTTGCACAAATACGATAACCTTCATCTATGCTGTGTGCGCCCACTGAGCCTACGGCCTTATTGTTGTAGTAAAGAATCCACACGCACCACTCACGCTCGTTTCTAAAGCAATCAATCATTGCCTTTTGACTAGCGTTATTTACAAAACCCCTACGGTCTGCTTCAGCATAGAATTCAGTTAAATCTAACTCTGGCGTCCACGGAATTATTTTATACATTTTGCTCGTTCAATAAAATCACTAGGATAGTTCTTTCTAAAACTTTCCCAACACAGTTCCTCTAGTAATGCTAGGGGCTGTGGTTCAGTCCAACTGATGCCCATAGCGTCAGTTGCTTTCTTCATCTCTTCTTGTCTAGTACTATAGATATGACTGGTATGATCTGCAATGCTAATAGGACCTTCAGTTAGATGATAAGTGAAGAAGTAGTTGATGCTTTTTAGTTTGCCGTCAATGACAAAATAACTGCTGGGGTGCATACTGTATTTGTACAAACATACTGCATGGTGTGCTTCAATAATGGTCAGCATCTGCTCTTGCCAATCCGGTAGCACCTTATCAAAGTTTGCCTGGTCACAGCCCGCTAGTTCCCAAAAGTCCGGCCCTTCTACTTCTAAGTAAATTTTGCGTTCGCAATGATCGATCAGTAGGATCTTAGGAATGAACTCTGGAAATATCTTTTCCATCATACGCAGATACTTGACTTCACGCTGGAACTTATCGTCCATTAATTTTGGATCTACTACTTGATTCTGCCCTTTATGGTAATCACCCTCTGTAGTGTAATGCTGGACGAAAACTTTTTTATCGGCACTCATTAAACTAGTGTAAATAAGATTGTTACGACACAAGCCGGAACCTGGCACATTGTTGTAGTAGTATTCGTAGTTCATATAGTAATTATCAAAGAGGAAACATGATCAAGGGCATAAACGGCATTCCATATTATAGCATGGAACAACACTTAGATATGGCAGAGTTTGACAGACTGCAACCAGAAATAATCGCGGGCTTTGCTACAGCTAGAGAGTTTGCCAAAGAAGGCACTTGGATGAAGCCGGGATTCACTTTTGAAGATATGAGCTATCAGCCAAACTGGAAACCTATGTATAAGGCGTTAGAAGAGTTTCAAGCACTTGACGACAACGATCCAATTAAGCTAGCAGGTAGTGCGTTTTGTAAAGACTTTAGTGATTACAAGATGCGTAACAAACTAACACGATTTTTAAAAATGGCAATGGGTGCTTACGATCCTTACATTTACTATTTCCTATGGGAAGAAGGTAGTTGGGATGATAGAACTGCGCCACGCAAGTTAACAGAAGAAGCTGAACACTTTCCTAATGTTGTTAAGTGGGTAGAGCAATTACAAGGTACAGTGTTTGAACACATTGGCCGTGTAATCTTCTTTCATTGCGACCATGACGGTATTCCTTTTGAACACAGAGACTTAGATGCTAAGAATGGTATGAACATAACATTCCCGCATCGCAACGAATTTATCCACATACGCCCTAATACAAAGAAAGCGTTTTACTTGTGGGATCCAGAAAAGAAAAACAAAGTATATCTTAACACTAGAGCCGCATGGTGGAATGACCAAGACTGGCACGGTGGCGAGAAGATTATGGAACAAAGTTACAGCTTACGCATTGACGGTAAGTTTACAGAAGAGTTCCGCAAGAAGCTAGGAATTGATCATCTTGACAACTACTGATCACGGTATTTTTACCTTAATGACTAAAGGTAACCTGGCCATTATGGATTTCAATCCAGAAGGCGATCGTTACCCGCAAGAGCTAGTAGACGATGTGTATGCTAGAGAATGTAAGTACTTGCTACAACTAGCCAAGTACAGTTGGGCTCCAGAAGCTGTTAACTTTGACAAACAGTTTAGGCGCATATATTTTAAGTGGTATGGCAATACTTGCGAAGATATTGTACCAGACGATTATGCAGAACAGTTGCTACAAATAACTAAAGACTTGCATACTGAACAAATATACAAGCCTAGTTTTTACACCAAGTATTTTTATGTAGATGATCGCAACAAGCTTCATGCATGGTCGTTTTATTCTGCTAGCAGTTATGACGAGCAACCTATAGCAATGGACTTTTATAGACCTATTCTAAACAATCAGCGCGAAGAGCTAGTTAACAAACTTGAGTCTGATGGCAAGTTAGATATGAAGTTGCTAGTAGAGCGTGGATTTAATGAATACATACAATGGCCCGGCAATCCACTACCGAGCATTTACCAATCAGTTTACAATTCTTAAAACTTTAAAGCCATCCACTCTTGTGGAGTCATACCTTTAAAGATTTCACTCTTAAGATACTCATAGTATTGCGGAAACTTATGTGCTGACATCTTCAAGTGATCTTGTATATACTTAAAGTGTAGCTCTGCTAGTTTAAGTTCATCTTCTGGAATGTTCTTTGAAGGCCACTTGCTTAGATCTAAGTTCCATGTTGCTGCCAACTCAATCCACATGTAATCAGGGAAGAAGCACTTTGACTGTGCGGCACCATTGATTGTGTTTTTATGATCGTTGTACTTGTCTAATAGTAACTGTTCGTGATTTAATTTTTGACCTATGTCACGCATCTGCAACCAGAAGTCATTGTCAGTCCTTGATGTTAGCGTATAGTGTACTAACACAAAGTCTGCAATATCGTCAAAGGTATAACCCATCTTTGTATTGTAGTCAGTCCAATCAATGTTATGAATATTCTCTTTGTTTGCTTCAATGGTGTGTGCAATTTCCCATGCTGAGTTAGATATAACACCTAGCATGTTTGCTTCCATAGGTTCAACAAATCCAATAGTCATTCCTACAGCCACTACATTACCAAAGCCCGGGGATATCATACGCTTCTTATCCCAAGAAATTTTCTTAGGTTCAAACTTAGGCTTGGTTAAAATTTTCTCGTGATATTCTCTTAACACATCTTCGTCACTAACAAAGTCGTTGTTAAAAATGTAGCCAGTTCCTCGACGATGGTACAGATCAATATCAAAGACCCAACCTTTATCCATAGCAATAGACTTAGTGTAGTTGACTACCTCTGTAGTAGGATCTTCGTAATCAACTTGGCACACAAATGATGTGTTGGCAGGATTGTTATCATACCACTTCCATTTGACATTATCAAATTCTCTAATCAAAGCACGATGGAATCCTGAACAGTCAATATATAGGTCAGCAGTCATTTCTTCACCAGTGTCTAGCACTAGTTTAGAAATACGCTCGCCTGCTTTTTCCACACCTTTAACATGTGCTAGTTTATGTTTTACGCCACCCGGTATTGCCACATACTTCATCAAGTAATCTGCAAAGCGCTCAGTGTTGATATGGTAAGCCCATGTAAGGTCATTTGTTGGCAAGTATGACTCGCCGTTGATAAAAGGTGCTTTAAGGTCTTCAGTAAACTCTGTCCATCCTGTAAAGTTTTTACTAAAGTTTCGATCAGTGCGTCCTTGCTTGAACAGCTCTAGCCAGTAGTCAGTAAGTCGTAATTCGTCTACTGATACATCCATGTGGTCGTTCCACGATACTCCATTGTATGGAGATGATAGCAAGTGTTTCTTACCTTTGTTAAATGCAAAAGTAAATAGCTCATTTTCGCCTTTGCCGTGTAGCCAGTTGATAAAATTGTTACCATACTTATAAACGCTACCTGTTTCAAACATGAAGTGTTTTTCTTCAATGCCCAGTACTCTGATAAATTCTGTTAAATGTACAGTGACAGATTCACCTACGCCAATCCGCGCCACATTTGGACTTTCAACTAGTGTTATTTCACTGTTAGGAACAAACTTGTTAAGCCAGCTTGCTGTCATCCATCCAGATGAGCCACCGCCAATAATAACGATCTTCATTAGAGCACCTTATAAATATCTCATGTACTTTACTTATTTAGATCTTCCACCTTTGCCAACGGAATTAGAAGAACAACTGTTAGCATTAGTTGAAGCACCAATTGCCAATTTTCACGACAGTGATGCATTTGTTGAAAGCATTAAGAATCGAACTGAATTGAACATTGGTGCAAGTGAAGCTATCATTGACGCTATTACAAATGTTGAATATAATGCTGAAGACTCGTTAGGATATCCTTTAGCAGATGCTTGGGAACACTTTAAAGATCTAGCACACTTTGATTTCTTGGAAGTAAACGAAGCACTCAATGAATGGGCAAGAGCTAACATTGATCCTAATGTTGCCCATGTTAGTATACAGGCAATGTACGGTGGAACTACTATTACTCCACATATCGACGAGATGCGTTCATATGCATTCAACTATGTAGTTGCCACAGGCGGCAATAGTAGAACTTGCTTTTACAAGCCTAAAGCAGAGTACAGTCATTTACGAGTCTATCCACAAACAGTTTTTCCTATTGATAGACTAGAGCTAGTTGACGAAATACAAATAGAGCCACATCGCTGGCATAGACTAGATACAACTACTATTCATAGTGTTGAGAACTTAGATCCACAATTAAAAAGAATTTCATTGAGCTTGAGCTTTATATGAGTAAATTAATATTCCCCTACGCAACTAATGATGTTGTTAATGTTAGACAAATAACTGAATACACTAAGTTTGGCTTTAAGCAAGGTACACACGAGCTATTAGACTTGAGCTTGGGAAACTGCGGATGCTTTCCGTTAGGATTTAAAGAACAAGATATCATCGACGAAGTTACTGAACAAATGTCAAAGTTGCCGTTTTGTAGCGGAGAGTTCTACACTACTAATCAAGCAGTATTAGAGTTAGGTGATAAACTATACGACCTAAGTGGCGGCTATCGTAGTGTATTTGCCTTATCAGGTAGCGATGCAATTGAAGGTGCTATACGACTAGCTCAACTATACAATCGTCGAAACAAGTTTTTAGGATTTACACGAAGCTATCACGGCAGTACATACATGAGTTCAAGTGTAAGTGATGCAACCTACATGACTGACTTCTACGGTAAAGATCCTAGATGCATTATCAGCGACTACAATCTAGACTCTATAACTGACGAACTATGTGCAGTGGTTATCGAAACTAGCAGTTGGCAAAACGGACTATACGATCCAGGCCAAGACTTCTGGAAAGGACTAAGACAAAAGTGTACAGACCTTGATGTTGTACTAATTGTTGATGACATTGCTATGTGTGGTGGAAAGACAGGCAGCTTCTTTGGCTGGTCTGATACTGTACGCCCTGATATCTTTACCATGGGCAAATCGTTTACTGGCGGATACTTTCCACTAAGTGCTACCTTAATAGATGATAAGATTTACGATGCTATTAAAGACATTCCGTTCGCACACGGCTTTAGCTACAGTTTCAGTCTAAGCGGCATTTACTCAACACTAGCATACATTCGCAAACTAGAAAAGGAAAAGTTACTAGAAAGCGTAAATGATAAGAAAAAGTTAGCTGATAACATTTTTAATCACATGCAAGCGCAGGGCATAATCAAAAGTTACAACAGCTTTGGCCTAGTTTACAACTTAGAACTAGTCACAGAGAAATCACTGACTAGTAGCTTTGAACAGTTCTTGTACCAATACGGGATTAGCGCAGGTATGTGGAATGAAGGTGGCAGCGGCTTATTGATTGTTGTGCCTATTAATGCTGATGATGAGTACTTTGAATTTCTAAACTCAAGACTCACGCAAGCATTAATTGATTATAGAGCGACAGCTACCGTCTCTGACTAAGTCTAAGGTAAGGCAGTGTATGCCTGCTTCCCAGAACAGTCCGTGACGCTGTGGAACTACATGGCAGTTAATACCATGCTTTTCCATAACCTTAAAGATTCTAGGTTGATGGTTAGAGAATATAACATTCTTGCTATCTACTACTAGAACATTGCTGTCAAAGAAAACTTCCTGAGCATATCCTTTCCATTGTGTTAGCCACTTGTCTAACCATGCATCACTATACTTGCCATCTGTACTAGAAAAGTCAGTAATAAACTTTTCATCATCAAACTGATCAAAGTGATCTTCTAGTTCTACAAGCTGTTTGTTACGCAACGGCTCCGGAACCCATTCTTTGTTTACGCAAAAGATTAGCTCGTCGCTAACCATGAACCATCCGTGGTCAATATGACCAAACCCTTGTTGATGTGTAGCACCTACATCAACAATAGTATCAGCAGGCAAATTACGCTTCATCCATTCTAGCCCTGCAATGTTGCCTGGGCCTTGTGTATTAGTAATCAACTTGTCTCCGCACTTGAACATTGTAGCTGTGTGCCACAACACTTGGTCTTTTAATTGTTGATGGTATACTTCGTATCCGTTAGCCCACCATTTATCAACTAGTGTGTCTAGTCTAGGTGCCGGCATGCTAAGCCAGTTATGGCCACGGTCAAACAAGTCTTTAAAGATATGATTATAGTTTGTACTGTCCAAGTATCTATCAGGCATACTAGTGTATGTTTGGTATACTGTTTCTCCGTAGACTAAGTATTGATCTCTTGGCACTATAGGAGCAGTAGGATTCTCAATTTTAAAGTAACCGAGGTCAAGTTCTTTTGCAGGATTTGCAACAGTGGGTCTATGTACCTTAACACCCATGTTAGTTAAGTAGTCAGCAAGATTGTTTAGATCTTCTTTAGTTTCTCCAAAGATTGTTGCTAGTTTATTACTGTATGCACCTTTAGGGCAGTCTCCTACGATAACTTCTTTAAGAGGATCCCAGTTTGTCCAAATGCTCATGATGTCAATATCTCTTCTAAATAATCACTTGCCCAGTGATTGTAGTATGTTGTCTTTTGTAACTTGTCTCTTGCTTTCATTAAGTTATCGCGCCACTGACACAGGATAAGATTGTACTCGCCGTTGTTAGTTTGTACACCATTAATCTCTGTGTAACGATCTCTTGGATCTGGAAGGAATACTAAGTCAGGGTAAATTTTATTATACTCACTAGCAATAGAATTCACTTCTTCAATAGTATAGTTATCAGGAAGTTGATACAGGATCAACTCAAAGTCCCATGGTGGGGGACTGATGTCGCTGCCGTCTGTTTTGAGTACAGAATACTCTGCACCTTTTGCAAACGGGCATACGCTGAATCCACCCAACAAGTCCGTCGGCTTACTAATACGCTCTACCCAATCCTTAATAGCCATTTAACACCGTTATACTTGAAATAAAATTACGACCATTAATGCTTTGTAACACTAGGTCAACTGTCTTAACAATATCTTCCACTGTTATGATACTGTTAGTCTCCATAATCTTGTTATAGAGCTCCATACCGTTTTGTTCTTCTGTGTCATAGGGATTATAAAACTGTGTGGCAACTACCCCCGGCATCAACACAATGCTTTTGCACTTGCTACCGCTGTGATTAATCTCCCAGCTCTTCTTGTTAATCGCATACTTCTCTTCACCGTAAGGTGTTAGCCACGGGAAGTTTGTAGGAATATCAGCTAAGGGCTCAGCCGCCATTGAACTAGTGCTAACTATAAAATGCTTATCATGCCAATGCTGTTGTTGCCACAGGTGTGCAAGCTCTACTTGTGCATATCCGCTATAAGCATTGTTGATAAACAAGTCACAGTCTTTAGTTAGTTCAATAATCTGTTCTTGGTTTTCTTTAGTCCCAATATCAAAACCGTTGTCTAAACTAAAACCTTTAACACGGCATCCTAAAGATTCGAAGTGCTTGTATAGCCCTTGACCAATACCGCTAGTATGTCCTGTGATTGCTACAGACTTAAACATCATACGCTACCTCTTTGAGCAACTCTAACAATACAACAACTCGTGGTTGAGAAGTATTGTTCCATATTGAATGTGGTACTTCTACATTTAACAAAAAGCATTCGCCTTCAACCCATGTACCTTTATAAGATCCCTCTAAGAAACCTATATCGCCTTCTGGAACAATTAGCGGCACATGACATATTACATAATTCTCATGTCCTTCTTCTGTATCAGTATGCATGGGAACTGCCCCGCCTGCATCTAATATGCTATAACCAGCACCGCGACAAATGTCTCCAAAGCTGTTAACTAGTTCAGCAAGAACAGGATACTTAGAAATGTTACCGTCTTCCCACTCTCCCATAATCTTAACTACTAACATTTTCCACTTGCCATGCGGATCTAAACTATCGCCAATGTATTGACTGTATAAAGGTATGTCAGATGTGTCAAGACCGTGTACAGATAAAAACTCTTCTTTAAGAGCAGGTATTAGTTTATTAATTTTGTCTGCAAAAACAAACTTGTTTATATCATAGTCCATTCCAGTCTCCGTTCATGTGCCATGTTGGTCGCTCAGTAGGCTCTACGCTGCCTAGCATAATGATGGCAGCGTCTGGTACATGCTCCGCTAGCTTTTGTTTAATCAAACGCTCACTGTAAATTCTATGCTTTAGTGGATAGAATGGTGCTACTGGATCATAGTTAAAGATATGGCTCAAGTGTACGATAGTTTTAGGCACAGGATCTACCCATGTGCTTACATCTAGTGATTTGTTTAACACTAGGTCTTCGTGACGGAACTCAAACTTAACAGTTTCTTTAATCAATGTCCACTCTGGAATGTCTGGATCAAACAGTCGTCCACCATCAGCTAGCCACTGTGAGCCATCTTTGCCTAAGAATGATGCTCGCTCGTTGATGTAGTTGCGGACAAATGTAGAATAGTTTGTGCCATCCCAGTTGTCTGTAATTTCTTTCATACACTCTAGCGCAAACAAATTGTAGTCAACGAATCGTACTACTGTGTTTGAATCGTAGCCGTATGTAATTAGATACTCTATCCAGTTTAATCCACTAGCTTGTGTAACTAGTTGTCTAATAGGACCATCGAATTCTACCTTAACTACATCTTCTGTGTTGTGTGGATAGAACATAGTCTGCGCCGCAACTTGATTCTTACCGTACAAGTAAGTGCTAGCCTTTAAGAACGCAGGTTCATAGTTAGGATAGTAGTTAAGTTTGTTGTTACGGAATGATTCCGGGAATACAATGACTGGATGGTTGCCTTCAAATGCTCTTGCTAGAATATTCCAGCCGTGCCATTTGTGTTTGTACTGTCTAGTAGTATGACCTTTCATAACCCATGTGGGCGTGTAATCGTCGTGTACATTTTGTTCACTACGCAATGGCTCTAACTGTTCATGTGCAGAGTAATATGCAGGTTCACCTACTGTGGGCTGTCCTAGTTGATTGTATATTGTAAGGTTAATTAAGTAGCATTGGTCATGCAACTCGTAGTACCCATCATCTCTATCTGGAATGTGTCCCATTAGAAAGTAGTATTCTGTATAAACAAAATTTTCTACTTCATTGAAGAACTCATCTCCATTGATAAACTCTGTGCCAGTGCTTAGTACCACAGCGTGTTTGTATTGTTTTGCAGCCAACTTAAGGCAAGCGTCTTCGTCAATGCCCTGTATGACATTGAACCCACTGTCGTTAATCTTTGTAATCACAAAGTCAGACAGGTTTTTCATTAGTTCGGCAGACCATGTGTTTTGGCATTGGCTAATGCGATCCAAAACTATAAAGACGATATCGTCACTGCCTGCAGGTGTATTAAATTTTACCATATTGCTCAGTATAGCATCTTACTAACATATCACAAAACTCTTTGGTTCTATTACCTAGCACAACATTGGCAATCATATGTACACGATCCTTGCTACTGTGATTAAACACCGCATGGTTCTTGCTGATATTGATTAGGAATACTTTACCTTCTTGCCAAGGTACTGCTCCGTGTCCTTCTAGTTCCATAGTACAGTTAGCAGGGTGTCTAATAGCTAGGTTAATTGGCAATATACTTTGGAGAGGATCGATTCCTTCAGGGATGGTTCCGTCATTGTGCCATGCAATGCTTCCGCCTGCTGACACTTTCATAAAGCGTATGCGAGTATATCGTTCCGCAGGAAATTGATACTTCCAGAAGTCTGTAATAGCAGGTGTTCGATATGCTAGGTCAGTGTAGGTATACGGTGCAGAATACTCGTCATGTCCATAGTTATCAGCAGTATATGTTTTATCTACTCCTAGTCCATGTAGGCAACAGCTAGACCAACCTTGACTTTCACTATCTCTGTACTCTTGATAGAAAGGTTCTGCTTCTAATGCTTGTTGTTTCCATAGGTCTACATTAAAAGGAAGGTCTAATTCCAACCAAGGAATGTCTGTGTTCCTTAAAATTTGTCTAGCGAGGTCTATATTATTCATTGTGTAGTGTCGTAATGTGCAAGTCTAGCAGTTGAATCAGCACAGATAGCAGAGCAAACTAGCAGTCTACCTTCTCCGTACTTCTTAGTCCAACTGGCTTCTAATTCTTTGTAGTAGTCTGAAGCTAATACCTGTTCCCATGTGTGGTCAAACAAACTCAGTTGATGATTATACTTGGTCCAATGCCGATAAAATCCATCGTATTCATCAGAGGGATCTAGTGTGTATACAGCGGCACCAAGATAACAACAAGGAAACAGTCTACCTTCCACATCAATATATAGCTCGCCTCTGTGTTTACTTTCACAACAGATAGTAGCAGTCTCAGTTGTAGCTCTAAAGGATTCGTATGTTGTGTTCTTTGGGTCAAAGTTAATAACTACTTCGCTTTGATAGTTGGCAACAGTAGGTGGTGCTAGTCTAATGCCATTAGCACCGTATCTTATTTTACCATCTGCATCGTCGAGAACAAATCGGTTGTTGTCTACAGTAAAGAAGTTGACAAAGCCTAGCTGACTAGCCAACTCTCGACATGCTTCTGTTTGATGTTGATTGTGTAGGAATGGAATAAACTGCCAATGCGCTCGTCCGCCTGCTTGAATAAATGCTTGAACATTACTCATTAGCTTGGTCCAGTTTACATTGACACGGTATATATGGTTTAGATCTTCAAGTCCGTCAATGCCGAACACTACATAATCATCGGGTCCTAGTAGTGCGCCCAGCTTGCCCCACCATTCTGCATTTTTCATTCCACCGTTAGTGCTGATAGAAATAGCATTAGCAGTCTTACTTTTAACTCGTTCAACTACTTCCAAGAAGTTAGGTGCGGCACAAGGATCTCCTAGTGTTCCGCAGAAGTTAAAGGTAGCTGACTTGTAGACACTATCAGGTATTAGATCGTAAAAGTCCGTGGGTAATGACTTCTGTTGGAAGAAACTATAGTCGCCGTACTTAGATTCACGCAGGCATTGTGGGCAGGCTGCGTTGCAGATAGTGCTAGTTTCTATTTGTACATTATTTACAAGCATAGTCTTTGAAGATCGCCACGGCTTCTTCCCAAGTAAGACCTGCTTCAGGAGCAGATTTACGACTAATGTCACAGCTAATACACCAACGAGGTTCCTTAGTGTGGTTAGTTATGTTATGCGGCACACCTGTTTGTACTAGACTTGGCCAACGCACAGGTTGTGAGTGTGCGTGTGTAACTTGTTCCGGTTGATATAGTGTGTAAGGAGTGTCAGCTTGTGTAGCAACTTGCTCTGTAATTTCTTCTGTTGGATTTAGACTATACCAATGCATTATGCTTCCGACGCCTTGCACAATAAAGTTCATGCAAGCACGATCAGTAACACCAAAGCCGTCAATGTGTATACCGCATTGCTGTCCGTTGGGTGTATAAAATATTAACGGCGGGTAGGTCATAACTAAGTCTATGCTGTCTAACCACTTGGCAAACTCTTGATTAATATTATCGTGACCGGCAAACCATATTTCAGGGTCTGTTCCCGTTTGATTAAGAATGCTTGCATCTTGTAAAGGATGTGCTACAGGAATAGTTAAATCTAAACAGTACTTGTTCATTTTGCAAACCCAATAAAGTTAAACAAGAACTTAGCTTCTAGGCCCATGTTCATACCGCCGTGCCATTGTTGCCAATCGCCCCATTGATATACATTGCCCTGTGCTTCGTTAGCAAACACATGATCTTCTAATACGAATACTTGACCAAATTTAGATTGACTAATATGACAAGTAAAGCGTAGAGGTTGACCTTGTGCTAATAATTGTTCTTCGTCGTCTGTAATATCGTAATGCCACGGCACACAATAGCCCGGAGGCACACTAGTAATCCAACCGCCAACTGGTTCAGCATTAACAAACTCAGCAAACTTAGCAATAACTTCTTCAGGTACTTCGTAGTCTACCCAACCTACAGCCTTGTTGCCTTCGTATCCGGCAGCTTGCCAAGTCTTTCTAAGTTCTGCTACTTTAGGATTCTCATGGATGTCGTCTTCTTGATTGCTTCCTCTGAATCGTCCTTCTTCGGTACGCAGTCTTGATACTAGTTCTTCCCAGTTAATAACACTGGAACTATTGCCTATAAATTTCATTTGGTTGCTCCTAAGAAGTTAAACAAGTACTTAGGCTCAAAGCTACAGTTGCCGCCAGCATGCCATGCACGATGATTAGGCCATTGGTAAACATTACCAGTAGGTTGATTATGAAATACATCTTCTTCAACAATTAAAACTTGTCCTAATACCGGCTTGCTAGGATGTGCTGTGAAGCGTACTAGCTTTCCTTGCTTTAGGTAGTCTTCTTCATAGTCATCAATGTCCCAGTGGTATGGTGCATAGCGGCCTGGCTTAATTTTACTAACCCATGCTCGTAAACAAGTAGTGCCAGTAAACTCTTCAAACTGTTTAATAACTTGTTCGCTGAAATGTTGGCCTGGATAATAGTTAATCCACTCTACTGTTCCTGCCTTATCATAACCTGCTTGTTGCCACAAGGTAATAATCTCATCAAATCGGCCGTCTTTGTTTTGATAGAAGTCAACGCCGTATGATCTAACATCGCCTTCTTTATCTTTAATCTCTTCTAATAATACGGCCCAGTCAATACTTTGACAGTTGCCTACTAATTTACATTTCATTTTACTATCCTAAAGTACTCTGGCACAAGTGATTCTAATTCTGTTAAATGGTCTTGTTCAACATCAAAGCTAACTTCAGATCCAGTAAACTTAAAATTATTGATATAGCCATCTCGATTAGCATCATTGAGCCACGGGCTTATATGATTGTCAAACAAATAACGATAGTCATATTTGTCTGTAGCTTGTTCTATTCTTACATGCACAGGCTTCGCAAGCTCATTGTCCCATAGCAGTTGTCTAACTACTAACTGCACCCGAGGTATTTGACCAAAGTTGGCGGCGCTATGTAGTCGGCCTGCCAGCATATCGTACCATGTACGGTCTTGTTCTAGCTTAAACATCTGTTCGTTAGTTAAATCGAGTAAGTACGACTTGTTGCCAGTCAAACTCAAGTGCCAGCGGTCATCTATATCAGCATGGCTATAATAGCATTGCCCTGACTCTAGAGTAATAAGACGAGCTTCGCCTTTGTCAAATGGCAGAGAGTCTAGTATCTTTTCCCAAACAGTACCTTTAAACTCGGGTGCAATTTCCCAAGGATCATAAAAGAAGTTGCCGGTTGGCTTGTTAATTGTCTGTTTGAATCCGCCGTTAGGTATGCTTGCTACTGCTTCTTCAAATAGTTCGTTTGGTACGATATGTCCTGTGCTATATAACATGAAATATTTATGTGCTACTTTAACTAGGGTAAATATTTCATGAATCTACACTTTAACTCAGAATGGACAGACATTGCTATCAGCGTGTCTGGGGGCGCTGACTCAGCCCTATTAGCCTATATGGTCTGCGAAGCTGCCTACGAACAAGGCGCAACTATACACATCATCAATCATGTACGCTGTTGGAAGACCAAACCTTGGCAACAAGATGATGCAGATGCTGTTTACCAATGGCTATTCCAAAGATTCTACCACACCAAGTTCAAACGACACACTAACTTCATTGCACCTGAGCTAGAGTACGGCAATGTGGGGCCTAATCTCACCGACGAATATGGTAAGAAGGTGTCGGGTGATAACATACAACAACGAGCCTACGCAGAATACATCTGCAACAAGTACAACATTGATGCTTACTACAATGGAGTCACACGCAATCCACACCTAGCATTTGCTAATGGTATGCTAGAGCGTGACATTGAACCTACAGAAGCCAACCGGCATCTTGAAGTTATGCAACACATGGGTCGTTGGGCCATACATCCGTTCCGCTTTATAGACAAGTCTGAAATAGTTAAGAAGTATCTTGAGCTGGGCATCATGGACCTGTTCAATCGCACACGCAGTTGTGAAGGTACAGTTGCAGGCCTAGACTATACATCATACAAAAAGGGACAATATGTCCCGGTCTGTGGTACTTGCTTCTGGTGCAAGGAGCGTGAGTGGGCTCTTAACCTAAATGTGCCAACTCTGGAAACACCTGCTTGAAGTCAGTCTTGCGTTGCTTGTCCATTGTAGTGATAAACTCTTTGAAGTCAGGCAACAAATAACTTTGATCTTCACTGTCCATAAAGTCTAACATACCTTCCCAGCGTTTCCAGCCGTAGGGGTTAGTGACCCAGAACTCTCTATCCTGTGTGTAGTTGACCCACAACCAGTCTTTGAGTTCTTCAAACAGTTCACGGACATGTTCCTTATCAGCCTTAGGTAAGACACGCAGGTTCATCCAAGTAGGAATCCATAGCAGGTGTGCATTGGCAATGCCACCACCTAGTTGTTGTCCCACTACATTAGTGCCCATGTTGAGTTTCTTAAAGCCACTGTTGATCTTCCACTTGATAAACTCTGGAATGTGCTTGATGTTTAACAGTTGCACGGCCAATTCAATGTTAGTGTGAATGTGATCCGGTGCTGCCTCCAGCTTCCATAAGACTGCTTCTAGTTTCTTCCAGTCTGTTGGATAGCGGATATACTCTAAGCGTTCGCCTATGCCGTCAATGCTGATGCTGAACTTGACCTTACGGAAGTGCTTCCATAAGTCAATCATTGCATCATCAACCAATAGAGCATTGCTGTTGTAGCGTAGGAGAATCTTGTCAGCAAACCCTCTGCGAATGATCTCTTCTAGAAATATTCTATGCTCTTTGATCAGCAAAGGTTCGCCACCTGCAAAGTATAGTTGCTTGATGTTGGGAATCTGATCAAACACTTCGGCCCAGAACTCCGGCTTCTCGTGCCAGTAGTTGTTGAAGTCTGCTTGATTCCATTCCATCTGGCTACGGATAACAGGACTTTGAATAATAGGAAATACTTTCTTGTGTTCAGCAACCCACATACTTGAATCATGTGGACTGCACATGATACATTTTAAATTGCAAGTGTGGCCCAAGCGTAGGTCAAGGTATTGTAGTTTATAAGGTACGCTACCATCTTCCGCAGTTTGTTTAATCAACTCGGGAATGTCCACACCTTCGTAATGCCAAGTGCCTGTTTCCCAGATACGCTTGCTAGAGATGCCTTGTGCTTCTTCATCGTAGCACTTTTTACAACTAGCAGGCACTGCACCTTCCAACATGGTCTTGCGTAGACTCTTCATGTAGTCATTGTTGAACGCTTCGCTGGGCAAGCTGTTGCCAAAGTTAGCAGGCTCCCCATCTTCTTTCTTAACTAAGCCTACCGAGTAGTCGCCTGTGTCAGCACCACTTGCATTAGCCACACAGCATACACGCATATCTCCGTTTGGACGAGTTGCAATGTGTATCCATGGTAGAACGCAGAAGCTAGGGCTACCTGCAATGTCCGTAATCTGTTTTTGCCAACTGCCGATTTGAGTTGATTCTGGTTGAAGCCAAAATACCTTTTGTGTATTATCCATGAAATATTTATATGCGTACTTAATAGGGTAAATATTTCATGGACCGTATAAGAATTGCACCCACCTACTCTGCTGAATATTTTGAAGTAGACAGACCTAGCCCTGTTACTGATAACACAATTGAACGCTTAATTGCCGAGGTAATGACTGGCAAATTAGATGCGGATATTACTGACAGTGTTTACACTAAGTTCAAACAAGAAATGACTAATTGGTTATTTGCCAGTAAACTTAACAACATTACAGGCTTTGATAGTTTCGATCGCGTGGACATAATTAATGGTTGTACACAATATATTGATAATTTGTATATGCAAGGTCCGGTGCAAACTATCACAGGTGATTACAGATATCATCAACGATTAGGAATTGGCTTCATTAAAGATGTGGGCAGTTTAATCCCGGGTATTCCTTTAATCATAGCAATGCCGTTTCCTAGTGTAGGCGCAGTACACGCTGACATGGGAGAAATACTAAATGAAGCGAAAGACAAAGGAATTGATGTACATGTGGACGGCGCTTGGGTTACTTGCTGCCATGGAATTGACTTTGATTTATCACATCCATCAATCGCTAGCGTAGGCATTAGTCTAAGCAAAGGTATGGGTTTGGGCTGGAATAGAATTGGCTTACGATGGACTAGACAAACTAAACCAGATAGTGTTACAATAATGAATGACTTCCGTATGAATAATCGTGCATTGGCTATGATAGGCTTGCACTTTGTTCGTAACTTGCCGCCTGATTACATGTGGGCAACTCACGGAACACGATATCGCAGAGTATGTTACGACTTTAATCTTATGCCAACGCAAAGCATTTACCTTGCGCTAAAAGATAACAAGCCTGTAGGTATCAGTCCACTAATAAGGTATTTAGAGAATGCAGACAAGTAAAACATTTTGTATGCACCCTTTCACAGGGTTAGCAACTAGAGAAGATGGTGCCATACAAGTGTGCTGCCGAAGTCATCCAGTGGGCAATGTCCAGTGTCAGAGCTTAGAAGACATCTGGAATAACAACACAATGAAGCGTATTCGTCAGCAGGTGTTGAACAACGAACGCCCTAAGGAGTGTGAACCTTGCTTTAGTTTAGAAGATCAAGGTGTTGAGTCATTAAGACAGCGACACATTGAACCTAAGATTCCAGAAAGCCGTATTACACTTTACCCTAATGCGTTAGATAACCTAAGTGCTGACTACTCAATGCCGTTTGAGATTCCTACAATGGAACTTAAACTGAACAACTTGTGTAACTTAAAGTGCCGCATGTGCCATCCTATGGATAGTACGAGTTGGAATGATTGGAAAGAAGTAGAAGAGTTCTATGTTAAAGAAAATAACTTTATGGTGCAAGCCATTAAGGACTTAAACTTAGCAAACAAACCCTACTTAGATAAGTTCACAGACAACCCTAAATGGTGGGCTAGTTTAGAAAAGCTGTTGCCCTACTTCCGTCGTGTAGAGTTCGCAGGCGGCGAACCTCTAATGGATCCTACACACTATAAAATCTTAGACATGCTGAAGCCCTATGGACACCAAATTGAAATCAAATACGCAACTAACGGAACAACTACAGGTATTAAAGGCGGCAGAAACATACACGACTACTGGCCGCACTTTAAATCAGTCGCAGTCAATGTATCGATCGACGGCCTTGACAATAGCTACGAGTATATTCGTGGTAATGGTGTGTTTAGCGATGTCGTTGCTAATATAAAAACTATTCAAGCAATTCCTAATGTTACTCGTGTAGTAGGTGCTGTTGCTGTGCAGGTTATCAACATTATGGTTCTTGATAGAATGATTGAAAAGTTCTTAGACGAACTAGACATTGTGTTCTATACCAATATGGTCAAGTACCCTAATGTTCTAAGCATACAAACTATGCCTATGGAACTTAAACAAATTGCGGCATTGCGCCTGCACTTGATTAAAGATAAGATTCCCGATTACAAGATGGTCAAGAAGCATCCTATCCTAGAGCAGATTACACGCAAGCAAATTGAAGGTGTAGTCAACTTTATGTTTGCTAAGGATGAAAGTCATTTGTGGAAAGATACTATTGAGTTTAACCGCAAGTTAGATGCAAGCCGTAATCAGAGTTTCACAGATGTAACTCCGGAGTTCAAGCCGTATGTTTAAAGTTACTAGTCGATGGCCGCATCAAGGATCTATTAAAATAGAATGGAACCTTGGCAAGCGTTGTAACTACGATTGTAGCTACTGCCCGTCGAGCATACATGATAACTTTAGTCCGCACACTGACATCGAAATATTAAAAGTTGCTGTAGATAAACTAGCATCATTGGGCAAGCCTATCCGTATAAGTTTTACAGGTGGTGAACCAACTGTGCATCCTAAGTTCAGAGAACTAGTGCAGTATTGCAAGCATGTGGGCATCAGTTGGATTAGCGTAACAACCAATGGCACATTGCCTTATGAGTTTTATGCTAGCTTGCCTGTAGATCAGTTAGTGTTTAGTATACACATGGAGTACGATTGGATGCGTGTGTTTAACACTATGGAAAGCGTTATTGACTCAACAAAGATAAAAGTGATAGCACAGATTATGGCTCACCATGATCATATGATGAATGTAAGTATATTGCGTACTAGATGCTTGCTAGCACACATTCCCAATACAGTTCGTAGAATACGCTGGACTGAAGGCGACCACGATTTGTTTGATGACATGCGCTATAATGCAAATGACCTTAACTGGATCAAAGAGCAAGACGCAACTGTAACAGAGAATGTAATATTTTTTAAGGAAGCAGATGACGGATTACCAGTTTTCGCCCACGCAAACGATATGATTAAGAATCATCAAAATAAATTTAAAGACTGGTCTTGTAATGCTGGCATAGAAAGTTTGATGATTAACTGGGATGGCGATGTACATCGTGCCACTTGTCGTGTAGGCGGATCGCTAGGTAATATCTACGAAGGCACATTCATGCAACCAGTTGAGCCAGTTATCTGCGACAGGAACTTTTGCACCTGCGCCGCAGACATACCTTTAACTAAGTTTAAACTTTGATATTTGTGTTTCTGGTTGGCAGAAACAATTATTGATTCCGCAGATAACAGGTTTAAACTCTGGGTTAAACTGTTCCACAAAATCCTTATCTAGTATGTTGAAGCTGTAGTCTAAGCCGTATAGCTTCTGTTGGCAACTACCTGCAATGCTTCCATCCCAATGGATGTAGACTGCTTCAAGACCTAAGTCACAACTCCAACCTTTAAAGTTGTTCCAGTTGTTGTTAATGTATGCTTGTGGTCTTGCATTCATCTTCTTGCCGTTAGACAGAGTTGCTTTGCTTTCAAAAATACGCATTTCACTAGCTAGTAGTTTAAAGTTCTTGATGAACCATAACACTCCTGGAATACGCTTTAAGCCTTTCTTCATGTACTGCTTTTGGGCTGGAGTGTATCTGCGTTCTTCCGCACTAATAATCTTAATGCTGTTCAACGACATGTGTTCTGGTTCAATTACTTCAGCGGCTTGAATGAACCACTTGTGCTTACTGTTTGCTCGCATGTATTCAATGTCTTCAACACCTTGTTCCCAGTTATACGGATCCATTAATACTAGTGCTGTAGTCTTTTTACCTAGCTCAAACATTGTATCTGCAACTGCGATGTGATGGTCACGGTCGCCTTCTGCGATGTGATAGCTAAGTGTTACATTATCAATTAGGTGCCCGTACTCTTTCCACCAGCGCAGAGTTCTACTGCCGTTAGAAATAAGTGTTAGGTACACATCATTTTCTTTCTTAATGCCGTGTATAAAGATAGCTAAGTCTTTCCACAGGGTAGGTTCACCACCTGCAATCTTTAAATGCACTTTGGTCTTGCCTAGCTTTTCTTTATATTGTTTTAGGAAGTGATTGAAGTTCTTGATAATCAAGTCAATGTCTTTAGGACTCTTGTAATCGCCATCGTGTGAACCTGGAAAGCAATACCTGCAATCAAAGTTACACACATTGTTTGGACACCATCTTATTTCTAAGACATTGTCCGGCTGTGTTGAAACAATCTTAATAGGCGTTATCATCTCTGTTATCCTGTACTTCGAGGAACTGGTCGCTCGGTTGTGAAATTTCTGCACTCGTAAACTTGCCGCAAACTCTAGCACAAGTAATCATCTTCTCTTCATTCCAATACTTGTTCCAGACTGTTTGCCAAGGCTCCGAGTCAATAATGTTGCGTATGCCTCTTGTTGCATTTAGCTGTCCTAACTCTTCAACAAGGTTAGCATACTGTGATTTAATTGCGTAATCAATTCTAGGGTCAACAAACTTATTGTCGTAATAGGTTGTTGGAATAGAACTTACCCAACAGCAAGGTAACAGTTTCTTGTGTGCATCAATATAGATTTCCTTTTCGTGCTGTGCATGGCAACTAATGACTGCTTCTGCAACTAGCTCCTTATAGGAATTAATAATTTCTTTGCTGATAAAATGCAAAGGCGTATCTGTAGGTGGTTCAATCGTGTGTGTATGATTGCCTTCCTTGTCTTGCACTTCGCAGAATGGTTCGCCAACAAAGCGTGAACTGTTCTTTAAAGTAAATCTAGCAAAGCCCATTTCAACGCTACGCTTACGGCATTCTTCTGCTTGATGCTCGTTATGCTTAAACTTGATAAAGGTCCACTCTGCTGTGCCGCCTGCACCGATAAAAGCCTGTGCGTTGCGGATTACATTGTCGTATGTTGTGCCAATACGATGTAGATGATGTGTGTCTTCTAAACCGTCAATGCCAAACATGACTAAATGATTTTTAGGCAATGCCTGTGCTAGTGATTCCCACCACTTGGTATTTCTTGCGCCACCGTTTGTATGAATGCCAACAATGACGTCCGGTGCATTGTCTTTAATGTGTTGGCACATTGCTACTAAATCTTGATTAAGAATAGGGTCGCCGAAGTTGCCGCAGAAGTAAATGCGTTCAACTTGATCTAGAACTTCTTGTGTGATAATCTGCTTAAACTCGTCCAGTGACCAATCGTTTAACTGTAGCAAAGGATTAACTGGGCCGCCATGCTGATTACGAGCACACATAGGACAGGATGCTTGACAGTTGTTTGTCACTTCTAAGTGAATCTGTTTTAGTTCTTTAAAATTAAACATTGCGTCCTATTACCATAAATCTTTTATACAAGGGCAATTCTAATTCCCCTGCCCACAATACTTCAATTCCGCATTGTGTTTTAAACTCTTCTAAGTCTTTTGCTGTGCGAACATGCTCAGGTATGTCGTAGTCGTTACTTTGCAATACCAGCAAAGTGTTATACGGCATACCGCTCAACCATAAGTCAAACTGGTCTTGTGTAATATGCTCGCAACTCGTATTGATAACAATGTCTGCGTCACTGCGAATTGTACACATATCAGAAGTAACTGCACGGAATCGTCCTTGCATTTCTTCATGCTTGTTCATCATAGTCGCAATAGGTTCGCATGTTGGATCAATATCGATGCTACGAATAGTAGTAACAGGAATGTTACTTTGAAATAGCATACTAGCAAGAGTGCCTACCCAGCCTCCGTGTATATCTACACTAGAACCAAAATGTACATGTTCGTCTAAGCAATCGATAAGCCACTCTTTACTTTTAAGCTGACCTGACCAGAACGCATCCATTGTACGCATAGGATCCGGACTTTGGCGAATTGCCTGCATCCAGTAGTGTAAATGTTCTGTGTCTATTTGCATTTTGGTATTTTGCTGTCTGCTGAACTAACACAACTAGGTGTAATACAACGAGTAGGTTCCTTGAATAAATTAAAGTTATCCAATGTACCTAATGGAACATCATGACAACTGTAACTGCGTTTGACTTCGTTACCTCTTATTATAACACTTTGATAGCCTGCATTGCAAGACCAGTTAGTAAATTTATTAAAGCCAAAGGCATTAAATCTTTCTGCTTGATCAAACAAATGTTCAGTACCGTCTGCTTCGTATAAAGCAATTTGATAAACTTCTTCACCGTTTGCTCTTTGTGGAAATCCTTCACGCATCTTGTGTATCATGTCTTCGGTGTAGCCGTCGACAATACTGCTAGCAGTTAGATCGCTTTGCGGTTTGAGCGTTACATTAATACCACGCTCGTGTAATCGTTCCATGCGTTCGTAGAGTTCGTAAAACTTCTCCGGCACCATAACTTGGTTAACTGTCACATGAACTAGCTCGTATTGTAGTTGTAAACACTTGTCGCCAAACTCTTGCTCTTTAGCAAACTCATCGTGGAAGCTGGCAGTGATACTGCGGCGTTGTAGCATCTCTGTATTCTTACACCAAGTGTTCCACCATTTGCTGCCTGGACTCAAGTTAGTGGTCATGTGTATACTTTGATAAGAACTTTCTTTCTCATCTAAGTGTTTAATTAACTCTGGTAACTGTTTGTAGGCTGTAGGTTCGCCGCCACTGAACGACCAATGAAATTGGTTAAACCCATTAGCACGGGCTTGTCGTTTAATCTCGTCTACTGTACTTTTATACAGTTCTAGACTTTGGTAATCTTGCACATCACTCCTAGCATAAGGCCAGCAGTAACTACATTTATAATTACAGAATCTTCCTAATATCCAACTGGTTGAAAATAATGGATTGGCTAGCATGGTGCGCTGTCCAAAACGAACTATGTTGTTAAATGGTATATTAGAAAATTGCATTGAATGTATTTAATACGCAGAAAATAAGTCCAAATATTTCAGCCAAATAAGGTTGACATTGTAGCCAAAGTGCTATATAATACAAGGGTAGATGTGAGTGGAAAATGGTATACCTCCTCCAATGCTGGTACCCTAACTAGCAACGGAGGGTCAGGTCTTGCTCTTAGAGCGACTTTGTAGGTTCGAACCCTACCATCTACACCAATTTTAATCATGCTTAGAAAGGCATTGTATGAAGAAGGTTTTAGTATTACTGGCATTGGTTGCAACGAACACATTGGCATTTACTGATGACCCTACTGCACCGTTTGATGCAAGTACTTTGATGACTACCAAAACAACCATTAGCTGGGAAGTTGTTCCTAATGCTAACGCCCGTTGTCAAGCAGAAAGTAAGAAGCGTGGCTACGGTGGCTTTGGCAGTAAAGTCGAAGCATGTTCTTTCTGGGAAAAAGGTTTGACTGGTAATCGTTGTATTATCATTACAAACAAGTGGACTAGTATGCATCAGCTAGGACACGAAACTCGCCACTGTTTCCAAGGTGGATTCCATAAATGAAAGAATACGATTTACAAGAAGAGATTCGCGACTGTTCCTGGATAATGGCTAAGATCCAAGCCGAGGATCGACGCTATGCCCAGAATTTATATGCGGCTTGGTGCAACATGCAATGGTGCAAGCGTGAGATGTGGCCAGTGCTTTCAGAGCGTTACTGGTCAGCAACTTGGCGTGGCGCAGGTGGTATTGTAGCAGAACTTCGCGGCCAAGGCGAAGACTATATGGACTACTATTGTAGTGGTATGCGTGGTGGACTTAGCTTTGATGGCAAGGATGACGAAGACTATTTTGAGAAAACTGGCTACATGAGCGAGGGTGAAGTTTCGGAAGAAATAGCACAGGACTTGAATGATTTAGGGTGGTTTCCTGTTCCTTATGATGATGACTTCGTTTAAGTAAATACAATATGACAACATACACCGTAGACGAGTTGTTCGAAGATATCCCTGGAGATCCGGACAATGTCATATTTAAAATTCCGCCGGAAATTTGCGAACTGCAAGGGTGGAAAGAAGGCGATACCATTAAGATAGTAGTTGAAGACGGCAAGATGGTGTTAACAAAAGTGAGCTGATCATGAACTCAATTATGGAAACTGTGAGAGATGTTTGCAACAGAGTTAGAGCTAACAGCAAGCATGGAACAAGTTTTCATAATTTATTAGTCATGTTACGCAGAGAGTTCAAGCGTAACGACCTAGATGTTCGAGTAAAAAGCGAACGCAATAAGAAGCTTCTCGATGAAGAGTTTTACATCAACGCATACTACGATGCTGAAGATGACGACACATACGAAACCCCTATTGAAGTTGTAGTACATCATAACTTTGACAAAGCCATGGTGTGGGATAAGAAGCATGTCACTAGTTTCTTGATCCAAGTATTCGACGCAACAGTACACGAATATAAACATCAACGACAAAGCCGTAAGCGTGGACATGAAAGTTTCTGGGACCACCCTAATGGCGCATATCACTATCAAGAATACTTAATGGACCCGGACGAAGTAGATGCATACTCACTGAGCATTGCTATTGAGCTTTGTCGAAGTTTGGGCAAGTACCGTGCCTTACGATACATGAGCAAGTTCACAGCACTTAGCAAGCTCAAATTCCAGGACACATTTGTTAGTCCAAACCTTAGCGCATACATTGGACAGTTTGGAAACACTTCCACTCCGGTGATAAAACTGTTAGCCAAAAAAGTGTATGTACGCCTACAAAAGATTGACACTGACTGCATCTTCGTGTAAAATATAATTTTAATTATATGGACTTTACATGTCGGAGCCCGTCAGAACATATCCTCTCCAGAGTTTACTAGAGCTAGCATGTGCGGCTCAGCGAACCAACGGGTCGTATATCAAGCAAGCAGAAGCAATAGTTGCTGACGACAACAAGGTGTTGGGTTACAAATGGCCTAACCGAAGCCTAATGACTTTTGCGCTAGGCGAAGATGGCGCTACTTATAGTGACCCTTTAATGCGTCCGACATTGATCAAGCCCACTATGGAAGACCGGGCTCATGCAATAGAAATCCAAAAGTTTTATCGTAGACTAGCGTTCACAGCTATTGAAGGAACTGACGAGTTTAAAACAACTCTCAACGGGCTACTTAACAGTGGCGTTGATATTCCTTCTAACAAGATGGGATTCATTGCCTGCTTGCCAGGTCAGTATGCTCGTGACTATGCAATGAACAGAATGGAACGACTTTCCAAAACTGTTGAGAACGGATATCTAGCAACCATTGGCAGTGAAGTTTATGATTTAGATTGTGAGATTATAGAATGCAAACGCTCAAAGACTTATGATGCTTATAATGTTGATGCTATAATTAACAATATGATGGTCAGTTGGATGGGTAAGAATTCATTTGCTCCCGGGCCATGTGTTGTTATTCGAGCAAAAGTTAAGGATCACACTAAGCATTGGAAGTACGAAAACGCAGTAACCCGATTAAACTATGTAAAGGCCGCACAATAATGTATATTACAAGAGAAGAAGTTCAAAAGATTGCAGAAACAATGGATAAGTTTCCAGAGGCACAATCTTTTAAGTTAGAAGAAACAGGCCATAGTGGCATTGGTAGTATTACTAACTTAATTGTTCATACTAAAGTGAACGGCCTCGATGGTACATTTACTGTTGAAATTTCAGGTGTGGAGAACTGGTGATGAGTGAAGATAAAGAGTTTCAAGAATATGAACTGTTTGCCCAACGGATGGAGAAGTCCTATCCTAAAATGTACAGTGGCAAGTACGGCGGCTTTGCTGTAGGCAAAGGCTGGTATCCAATCATTGAAAGATTAAGTTCTAGCATTCAACAACACATTGAATTTAAGAATAGAGAAACCGAAGTTTGTCCGCAAGTAGTTGTAATGCAGGTTAAGGAAAAGTTCGGCGGGCTTCGTTTTTACTACGAAGGCGGTGACGACTATATCCAAGGTCTTGTATCAATGGCAGAATCGTGGGCAGGTGTTGCTTGCGAAGACTGCGGTGGCATTGGCAAGCGTAGAGGCGGCGGTTGGGTGCGTACACTTTGCGACCTACATGAACAAGAACGCAATGAGCGTATCGAAGAACAAGCTCGAAAAGACGGCTTAGAACTGTAGGTTGACGCTCAAAACAATGTATGTTATAATACATGCAAATAGCGAATTATTGGAGCAGAGAATGAAAATTAAATTGGTTAGTGACTTACATTTGGAATTTTCAGATTGTTTTATTAACAATGACGAAGGTGCCGATGTATTAATTTTGGGTGGCGACATTATGATTGCCCAGGATCTACACGACCATATGGAACTCCCTAGCATGGGCATGTACACTATGCCAGGTGAGCTTGCGGGCTTAGGACGTCGCCAGCAGGCTGTCCAACGCTACAGAGATTTTTTGAAGCGTTGCTCATTCCAATTCCCACATGTTATCTACATTATGGGTAATCACGAATTTTACAATGGAAAGTTCTTTGCTGGCATTGATTACATGCGGGATGAAATTGCCAAGTACCCTAATATCTACTTGTTAGAGCAGGACACTAAAGTTATCGATGATGTAACCTTTGTTGGCGGCACTTTGTGGACTGACATGAACAAAGGCGACCCTTTGACTATGCACGCCATTGAAGGTATGATGAACGACTTTCGTATCATTCGCAATGACAAGCGTAACTATGCCACGATGAGTGCTCGTGATGTTGTCAGTCGACATGCTCGTACTTTGCAGTACTTTAGAAGTATATTGGCTGAACAGCATGACAAGAAGTTTGTTGTGGTCGGACATCACAGTCCAAGTTTTCAAAGTGTGCATCCAAGCTACGCTCACGAAACTTTGATGAACGGTGGCTACCATAGTGACTTGAGTGAGTTCATTTTGGATCATCCGCAGATCAAACTGTGGACACATGGTCACACCCATCATCCGTTTGATTACATGATCGGTGAGACACGGATTGTATGTAACCCTCGAGGTTACGAAAACGACGGATACAGCGAACAAACTGGCTGGGATCCTACTAAAATTTTGGAGATTTAAAATGACAGATAAGATTACAGTACCATCAATGCTTCGAACCCTTGGAGAAAATAACAAGGGCTTTATGGAGCAGGTTGCAGAACACATTGAAAAGTTAGAAGGTGAGATTGTCCGTCTAACTGCTCGTGTTAACGAACTTGAAGCGAAAGAAGACGAACAATGAACAACATTAAAACAGATGTAACTGACCTGGAAGCATTCAAGCCCTGGCTTAAGAGTATGCTTCAGATGGGTGAGGTTGTTGTAACATTTACCAAAAAGGACGGTACTGAGCGTGTAATGAAATGCACAACTAGTACCGAACTTGTTCCTCTAGTAGAAGAAAAGGTTCATGTAACAAATACAGATAATCCAATCGATTTCCCTGCGCCCAAAAAAGAAAAGAAAGTAAACGAGGATGTCATGCCCGTTTACGATTTGGAAAGTAAAGCGTGGAAGAGCTTCCGTTGGGATAGTGTCAAAACGGTTAACATTACAATTGGGGAAGAAAATGGCGACGATAATTCGGCACAGTGAAACTTGCCAAATTAAAATGGCTAAGAGTTCCAAAACTGTAGAAGCAGTAGTGGACCAATTTATTTTTGAACAAACACTTGACGTCATCCTGAATAAGAGTGTAAAATTAAAGCTAAAGTGGAATGGTAAACTTTATGAAGGCAGGAGTGCTGGAATGGATGTTGAAAGTGCCGGCCCTACTATTTCTTATACACAGACTGGAAGATAAATGAAAATCGGACTTAGTTATTCTCGTTGCGTTCGCGATATTGTTGATGGAGTAGTTGACATTAATGATGTGCTAGTATTGATTACTCGCACAGATTTCGACCCGCATGACGATGCACAGTGGAAAAGTATCTGGCTTGGCTATGGTGGCGGAAACGGTGGCCGCACTAGCATTTGGTCTGCCCCAGAATGGGGTAACTACCCTGCTGAAGATGAAGCTAAGTTTCGCGAGATTAGCATTGCCCTATATGACGGCGGTAAGATGCATCAACCCCGCCAGTTTGGAGCGCATCCGACACGCCGCCCTGAAATTTGGCTGGAAGCAGTTCTGCCAAATTCGGAGCTAGAATCAAATCCAATGGCCAAGGCAGCTTGGGACAAGTTCCAAACGGTTGCTGGTCTTACTAATGTAAAACTTGATGAAAGCTACAAATGAAATATGTTCTAGCGTTGTTGGCAGTAATGCTAACAGCATGTGGACCAATTCCACAAGAAACTCCCGTCCAGCATACAGAAGTTCGACAACCTGACGAAAACGGTTGCGTTGTCGACACTTCTAGCAATCTAGTCAGCGAACGACAAGTTGGCAAAATTACCAATTTGGTTAAAGAAAAAGACGAAGTAGGAGCAATTGGTACATGTACAGTCAAGTTTGATTTGACAGTTGACGGCAAAACTTACCATTTGGAAGAAACTGAAAATGGGCTAGAACAACTCGAAAGCCTGTGCTACTATGCAAGAGAACGGGCTCGAAAAAATCTTCTTTTGGATTTGGGCGGTACTTTTGAAAGCAAGGCCATAGTAAGTTGTCGCCAAAATGGTGCCTAACGGTTTGCCAAAAGAGATTGACTGTCTGCACCAAATGCGTTATAATATACACATACAAACACAAAAGGAGTTACTATGTTAGTTGAATTTAGATACCGAGTTTATTTGAGCGATCGTACTTTTGATACGACATTTAAAGCAACTTCGATCAATGAGGGTGCAGAAATCCTCAAGCGCCAATATGGTGCAAATGATGTAATTGGTATGGGTGAAGTTTACTAATAGAAAGAAAGTAGCATGAAAGTAGTTCTAGCATTATTTTTGGTTGCCATGTTGTCTGCTTGCTCCACTGTAGCCGGCATTGGTAAAGACATTCAATCGTCCGCCGAATGGACAAAAGACAAAATGAACGGAAAATAAAATGAAAAAGTTTCTAATTGCACTTCCACTTATCGCCCTGTTGACCGCTTGCGGCACTACAGATCCGTATGCTAAACGAGCTGACGCAGAGCGTGAGCGTGAAGAACGCATGGCAGAAAAGGCTTTTAAACAGACACCTAGCTGGTTCAAAGATGCTCCACGCATCAGTAACTCAGCAGTATATGCCTACGGTATGGCAGAGTCTAAGAGCCGTGAACATTCGGAATTTCTAGCTAAGAACTTTGCCTATGGTAAAATCTGTATGAGTGCGGGCGTGATCTTTGCCGCGCTCCTGACTGTCCTAGTCACAAGCCTGATCCCATGGGGAGGTGAGAGAGATGGGG